TGAACTTCTCGTTCTGGGCCAGGGGGGAGACGGAGGAGCTCATGGCCTCCATGCCGAACATCAAAATGGCGAAGCCCACGAAAATGGTGCCGATGTTTTTCTTCCTGTCGTCCTCCTTGGCGGTCATGGTGAGAATGACACCGATGGCGGCGAGAACCGGGGAGAAGGAGCTGGGCTTCAGGAGCTTCAGGAACAGATTGCTGCCCTGAATGCCCGTCAGGGACAGCAGCCAGGAGGTGACGGTGGTGCCGATGTTGGCGCCCATGATGATGCCCACGGCCTGACTGAGGTTCATAATGCCGGAGTTTACAAAGCCGACCACCATAACCGTGGTGGCGGAGGAGGACTGGATGACGGCCGTCACCAGCAGGCCCAGCAGCACGGCCATGATCTTCTTCTGGGTCAGCTTTTCCAGTATTTTTTCCAGGCGGCCGCCGGACAGCTGCACCAGCCCGTCGCCCATGGCGGACATGCCGTATAAGAACAGGGCCAGGCCGCCCAACAGATTCAAGATCCCAAAAATATCCATTTTTTACAGCTCCTTTACGTTTCTGGCCCTATCTTAAATTGGCTGCGTAAAGTCCAAACGGGGCGGAATGTAAAGCCAGTGTAAAATTTCAGGATTTTACCTATGTTTTACGATTCCACCGTTGCGCCCTTTACCTTCCGGGGGTAGGGTGAGGGCAGAAAGAAGGAATTGTTATGAAAAAGCTGTGGAATCTTGTAGACCGTACTTCCTGGATGGCAGAGCGCAAATATATGGTTTGCGTGTGGGTTTTGGCCGTTATTGGCGCGCTGCTGGGGGCTGTGCTGTGGCTGGCCGTCTCCCGGGTGGCCCTGGGGACTCCGGATTGGCTGCTGGTGTTCGCAGGAACCCCTGTGCTCCTCGCCCCCATGGCCGTATTCCTCTACGGCTGCCGCCATCCCTTCTGAAAAAAACCGCGCCGCCAAATGGCAGCGCGGTTGACAAAAGCGGGCCTATCGCGGGGCAATGCGGCGATAGGCCTTTTTTGTTATACGTCAGCCGGAGCCCTTATACGAAAGACAATGACGATTATCTCGAGAGAATATTAACGGACCTGCGCTTTATCATCGCGCATACCCGGCACCTTGAAAAAACGAGGGGCAGCTTCCGGCTGCCCCTCGAGCGGTTAGTTGGGCTCCCTGTAGCCCAGGGCCCGGGCGCTGTCTCCAAGACCGTGAGTGGTGGGGTCGTTGACGATGCCCAGGATGGTCAGCAGGCCGAATACCGCGTTGGTCAGGTCCAGCAGCTTCCCCTGCACCGCATCCATGCGCAGGGCGAAGCCGAACAGAGCGGCGATGCTCTGGGCTACCAGCAGAGCGGCGGGGATTGCCGCCAGCCAGAAATTCACATTTTTCAGACGTACCTTCCAATTGATCATGATTTTGCTCCTTCCTTTTCCAGGTCCTCTAACCTGTGATTGATGACTTTGATCTGCTCTTCTACCACCGGCATCCGCCGGGCAAAATTGTTGTGCTCCCGGACCTCCCTTGTCAGCTGCCGCAGCTGCTCATCCGTTACGGCCTGGGCTGTCCGCAGGGCATTTTCCCGCCGCCGGTCCGACAGTAGATTGCTCAGCATGACCCCCGCCAGAGACAGCAGCCCTGTGATCAGGGATGCCAATACCGTTGCGTTCATCCAATACTCCCTTCTTTCAGTGCGTATACCGCCAGAGGCACCGCCCAGGTGTCTGCCGGTGCGGCAGCGGCGAATTCCAGCCCGTCTTCGGTCTGGCGGAGCGTTCGGACCGCCAGGGTGCTGCCGGAAAATACGCTTATGGCCCCGGCAGCCCCGGCAAGCTCCCAGACCCGCTGCGCACTGCCCGCCTGAGCCGCCGCCTCGATGAGCAGAAGCGCCCCGGCGGCAGCAACGGTCTGGGCGGGAAATTCTGCCTGGGGCTGCGGATTCTCCCAGAGCTTCCGAAGCCCCAGAAAGCTTGCCGCTGCCTGCCCCAGGGACATGGCGTCGGTGGACTCCACCGCCGCAGGCAGTCCGGATAGCCGCTGCCCGCCCATGTCCAGGGCCAGACCCATGGAAAGGGTATTCTGGGCATCTCCCCGGCAGCCGATGCCCAGGGCCTTGGCCGCCGGGTTCAGATCCACCAGGGGAGACTCGCTGCCGGTGCCGCCCGGCTCCACGGAGACGGTGGCGCTCGCCTGGGAAGACCTGCCCCGGCTGTCCGTTACCCGGGCCGTCACCGGAATTTCCCCTGCCTGGGGCAGGTCGAAGCAAAGCCTTTGCCCCTGCCCGGTCAGATCGCCGCAGCGGACGGTGCAGCCGGTGATCTCTGCGCCCAGAGTTCCCGAAGCAGTCACTTCAACCAGGGCCTGGCCGCCTTGCAGAAAGCGATCCCCTGCCTGGGGTGCTGCCCGCAGCGTCACTGTGGGATGGAATCCTTCCGGGATGGACAGCAGCACCTGCTTTTCCCGGCTGTCTTCGATTTTGCCGTTTTCATAGGCATCCAGAATCAGCTTGACGGGGATTTTATCCCGGTCCGGATATTCCTCTGCCAGGGTCAGCGGCGGTGTCCATTCTGCCCGGGTGAGTCTGCCGGGGGCTGCGACGGTTCCCGATTTTGCACCGCAGCGGTAGCGCAGCCCTACCGTCCGCCCCAGGCTGGGCAGCGTAATGGCCAGGGAAGCGCCCAGGGTGTCCCCCTGAACGGTCAGGGGAACGGTCAAACTGGATAAAATCATGCCGCCTCCTTAGTAGCCATACTGCCGCCGCAGCTTTTCGTAGAACTGTTCCTGGGCCTGCTGGAATTCCCGGAGCCACTGGTCGTCCTTGATCTCGTCCCGGTAGGCGCCGTAGTCGTCACTGCGGGCCTGATCGTAGCGGTTCCAGAGCCGCTGATTCTCCGCTTCCCAGGCCGCCAGATTCTGCTTGTACTGGTTCTGGCTGCTGTTTTCCCGCTGCAGGAGCAGGTCATAGGCCTGCTTGTCCGCCGTGCCCTGCCGGTCGTATTCCGAGCGAGCCTTGTCGTAGAGGGCGGAGGCCTTGTCACCCAGATTTGCCATCTGCTGCCGGTAGGCCTGCTGGGCTGCGGTCTGACCGTAGGAGCTGCCGAAGCCTCCGGTCATGGCCGCCGCCTGCCCCAGGGTATCCTGCATGGCCAGCCGCCCGTTCTGAATGGCCTGATCCTTGTACTGCCGGTACAGGGCGTCGCCGTTCAGGTTGTAGGAAAACTTCTCCCGATTCAGAATTTTTTCCATGGCCGCGTCCAGCTGCTGCTGCCATTTGGAGACGTATTTCCCGGGCTTCCGGGCGTCACTGGCCTGGGCCTCCTGCCGCGCCTGCTCCACCTGAGCAGACGCGGTGTATTTTTTCTTCTCTTCTTCCATGTCTTCTCCTTCCTTCTACTGAATTTGCCAGTGCCCGTCCGGGGTTTGGACGAAGGGGGGCAGGGGCAGAAAGCGGACCGTATCCGCCTGCTGAACCTGCATACCCGCTGTGCCTTCCCGGTACAGGGCCCCGGCGGGCAATTCCGGGGGCTCCGGTTTCCCCTCCAGCAATGCAAGCCGGGCCTCCAATGCTTCCGCTGCGCCTGCCTGCTGCCGCCAGGGACCTTCCAGGGCTTCCAGCCCCGCATACCGGCCATCCCCCCGCTTGGCACTCAGGGCCACCGCTTCGCGGAGCAGCTTTTGGGTATCCGGTGTGACTGCGGCCTCTTCCCGGCTGCCCAGAGCCAGCTGCAGCTGCTCCGTCAGCTGGTACAGGTAGCTGCGCAGCTGCCGCAGCTGGGCTTCCGGTTCGCCCTCCGTCAGGTTTGGCAGCCGCAGCTCCAGGGGGGTCATACCGCACCTCCCTGCCGCAGCACCCGTGTCAGGGACATCGCCCTCCCCCTCCAGCAGCAGCTCCAAATGGCTGCATGGCTTTGGCCGGATGGGAAGCAGGAAGCGGCGGTCCGAGCCCGTCAGAGTGCCCACCTTTTCCCAGGCACCCCGGTCGTCGTAGCGCACGGAGATGTCCATCCGGGCGCGGTTTGCCAGAAGCAGCTGCAGCTCCAGGCTTTTCAGGACCATCCGCTGACCGTCCCAGCCGGAGATGCGCCCGGTGCGGGCCATCCATTTTACCCGTTCCCGGCTTT